TAAAAGAAGCACAGAAGCAAGGCATTTTTGTAGTTCTAATTGACTCAGAGAATGCACTTGACGAGTCTTGGCTACACGCACTAGATGTAGATACAAGCGAAGAAAAACTACTTAAACTTAATATGTCAATGATTGATGACGTAGCAAAAACTATTTCAACATTTATGACAGACTATAAGGCAATGAACGAAGAAGATCGTCCTAAGGTATTGTTTGTTATTGATAGTTTAGGTATGTTGTTAACACCAACAGATGTTGATCAGTTTAACAAAGGTGATATGAAAGGTGATATGGGTCGTAAGCCTAAGGCATTGACTTCACTTGTTCGTAACACAGTTAACATGATCGGCTCACACAACGTAGGCTTAGTATGTACTAACCACACTTATGCATCACAAGATATGTTTGACCCAGATGATAAGATTTCAGGCGGTCAAGGCTTTATCTATGCATCATCTATTGTAGTTGCAATGAAGAAGTTGAAACTAAAAGAAGATGAAGATGGGAATAAGGTAAGCGATGTTCGTGGTATCCGTGCTGGTTGTAAAGTAATGAAAACACGTTACGCAAAACCGTTTGAAGGTGTGCAAGTTAAGATTCCATACGAGACAGGTATGAACCCTTACAGTGGATTATTTGAATTGTTTGAAGCAAAAGGTGTTGTAGAAAAACAAGGCAATCGGTACAAGTACACAACAATAGATGGTGAAGAAGTACTTGAATATAGAAAAAATTGGACAGGAGATCTACTTGACAAAGTTATGTTAGAATATGCAAATAAGGAGTCTTTGGTAAATACCTCTGATGATGCAGAAAATGACACATCTAATGTTGAGGAGCTAGTTGATGCTGAATGAAGATCAAATTGCCGATTTATGGTTAGTATTTAAGGATTGCTTAGATAAAAAACAAGTTGAAGTAGCAGCAGAAAAGTACGTTGACTTTCTTGCAGACTACGGCGTATCAGATGAAACACTACGTGAAGTAATAGGTACTGATGCAGAACTTGAAGAAGCAATAACATATTACTTAGACGATGATGGTGTAGATGATAGTGATGACGATTACGACGAATGGGATGACTAATGGGTTGGTACTCTGAAGTATCTAGAGACATAAGTAAAATACCAGATGCTATACATTTTTTTGAAGCAGAATTAGAAGAAGCGAAAAAAGAATGTAGGCTAAGCGGTAATGTTGAACGTGCTTCTTCGTCAATGCCAGGAATTGTAGAACAACGGTTTAATCAACTTCAAGAAATTGAAGCAATATTAAATTATATGAATATTGAACTACGTAGGTTGCGTAGTTCATTTTTCAAAAAATATCTTGAAAACTATCAACGAGCTCTGTCAAGCCGTGACGTTGAAAAATACGTTGACGGCGAGGCAGACGTTGTTGACTATGAAAAGATCATCAACGAGTTTGCACTGCTACGTAACAAGTGGTTAGGTGTACTCAAAGCACTTGATCAAAAGCAATGGCAGATTACTAATATTGTAAAGTTGAGAGTCGCAGGGATGGAGGATGCTTCACTTTGATCGATGCGTATATAATAAGGATGAAAGGTAATGACATATCTGAAGATCTTGCTAGTAATCTAGTAACATCATTAGTAGAGCATAATATAAATTATAACTTTTTTGATGCAATACACGGAGATCAAATTGAAGATTGCTGGCAACGGCAGGGACTGAAGTTTTTTCATAAGTTAAAACCTAGTAGAAAATTGCCTGGAATTAAAGGTTGTTTCTTAAGCCATTGGATGTTATGGCTTAAGTCGTTTAATGATAATAAGCCGTTATTAATATTTGAACATGATGCAATATTAATGAAACCTATTCCTGACAAATTAATAGACTTACCATACGATGTCTTAAATTTAGATTTTGCAAGTAGGGTAGTAGAAAACTATCACGAGTATGTCACCCAAGATTTTGGTACTTCGATACACAAATGGGTGCCACAGCCAACATCAAAAGGATTATCTTCAAAACTAAACAAGGCAAGTATAAAAGGATTACATGCCTATATCATTAAACCGCAAGGTGCCAAACGTTTAACAGATTACATCAAACGTATCGGAGTATTGCCGGCTGATATTGCTGTAAATTCTATTTCGTGCGATTTGCGTTATACAAAAACTTGTTATGCAATGGTTAATCCTAAATATTGGATAGATGCAAAAAATGGATCAAGACATTCATTTACAAGAGCAAAACCATGAACGTTGCTTGTGTTTTGAAAGTACAAAAAAGTAAGAATGCTATCTACACCACTGAATGGGTTGATAAACTTTATAGAGGTGTAAAGCGAAACTTAGATACAAAATTTAATTTCTATTGTTTAACAAATGTTCAAACTCAATATGACGATATACCGTTAACTTCTGAGAGTGATGGATTTTGGAATAAGTTAGAATTATTTAAAAAAGATTTATTCCAAGGACCAACTCTATATCTAGATTTAGATGTAGTTATTTGTAATAATATAACAAATCTTGTATATAATATGCGACGTCATAAGTTCTTAATGACTAAAGAACCTTACAAAGAAATTAGCAATAGTAGTATTATGTTTTGGATAGGAGATTATAGCTATCTATATGATAATTATATTCTTAACAAAAAAAATATTTGTGCAGAATATTCTAGAGTACCTAGATATGGCGACCAGGCATACATTGCAGAAAACGTAGATCATAGTTTTGTTGAAGACATTGATCCAACTGCTATCAATTGGAAGCATCATGAAGTAAAGACAGAAATTACTAATCCTAAATTTTTGATATTTACAAGTAAGCATCAAAAGCCTAGTAATAATAAAGATTTAAAAATAGTGAGAAAGAACTGGATATGAAGGCAAGAGAAAGAGTTATTCAACACATACCTAAGGGAGCTGTTGGTGTAGAGATTGGGGTACATATAGGAGATTATTCACAAAGGATAATTGATATAGCTCAACCTAAATTATTGTATCTTGTTGATCCTTGGACTGTATTTCATAATGACGAACATGCTGATTCTTGGTATGGCGTTAATAATGTGAATCAACAAATTATGGACGAACGTTATGAATTAGTTCTAAATAAGTTTTCAGATTATGATAATGTAAAAATTATAAGAGCAAAATCTACCGATGCTGCAAACTCTTTTGATGACTTTAGTCTAGACTTTATCTATTTAGACGGAGACCATTCTTATGAAGGTGTGTGTGCAGACTTTGATGCATATTTTCCTAAACTAAAGCGTAAAGGATTTATTTACGGAGATGACTACATCAACAATAATTGGTGGGGAGCAGGCGTCATTGATGCAGTGCATAAAAACCTTCATGAGAAAGATCTGCAAGTTGTGTTTATAACTGAATCACAATTTTGTATTCAAAAGTTGTAATTGAATATATTCAAATCTCTACCGTACAAGCGTTCAACTATACGTCTACTATGTTTTGTATAAACATTTCTATAGTTCGGTAGAGATACATTGCTAATATTTCTTATTGGCATTGCTACTTTACTTCCAGTGATTTGCTTTATTTTTTCAAATTCTGTTGCTAAGTTTTCTAATTTAATAATATTATCTACTACTATCTTACCATCTATTGTAACATAATCACACATATTAGCCCACGAAGCTAAGTCTCCTTCGCCGCCAGGATAAAAAATTTTCATGTTACCGTCAAATATTTGCCATGGTTTATGCAAATAATTTTCAACCCATGCGTCAAATCCTTTATGCCAAACTGCAAGTTCATTTGTGACTTCGCCGTTCTTATCTGCTAACTTGTTTATATGGATTTCTAAAATTTGTTTTCTGTATTTGTAAAAACTTAAAGCTCTGTCAAACGGATTTCTTATTATTGTAAAGCTAGGCATGTTGGTATTAACAGTAATTAAGTCCGGATGCGTAATCGGAGCATGTATCCTTTCGTTTAATTTGCCGTAAGTTTGTTTATACCAACGTCTAATACTTGTACCTGCAGCTTTAGGTATGTGAACAAACAAAATTGGATTACAATTATTTTTGTTTGTTTTTGGCCAGTAGCTCATTTTTCGTATTCCCATTTTGAAGGGTCGTACAAAGGATTTTTCCAGAAAAGTGATTCTAACTCGTCATCCCAAACAAATACGTCTAACTCATTTAAAATTTTGTATCTGCATAAATTTAAATCCCATCCTACATTTCCGTAAGGGAGTTTGTCTTTAGGTGGACTTAATTCAAATAATTCAATATGATAATTATTTTTTTCTGCCAATTTAGAAAAGAATTCAGGATATGGATGCCAACAACTTCCGGCCGCCGCATGATCAAGTCTTTTTTCTGCCTGAGGAACCCAATGCACTATATAAGTTCCAACTTTGCAAAGTTCATGCACACATTTCCAAAATGTACGTTGTATAGTTACATGTTCGCTAGTTCCGATATTTGTAATAAAATCAAACGCAGTATATCCTGAAGATGCTTTAATAAGATTAGAAGCATTATCTAAACGTAAGTCAATTGGTATAGCACCGTCTTCTGCATTAATATCTACACTGGTATATGATCTAGCACCGTTTGCTAGATACTCGTCCCTATAGCATCCTGCTTTTGATCTTTTGTTTCCAAATTCTAAAATGTCAAAATTTTCGTAGTTAGGATATAACCGCGAAGTATATTTAGGTATTGTTTCCATTATTATCCTTCCGCAAATATTTAGTTAAATACACACATAAAGGATACTCCAATGAAAATAGAAAAGAAAAAATATAAATGGCTCAACAGTTGGAATTTGCCGTGGCATACTGATGATAGAAAAGAAAGATTTAACCTGTTAGATAATTATCTGAAAACTCCACCTAAATCTATACTTGATATCGGTTGTGGACTTGCAAGAGAGTCAGAATATTTTCAAAAAAAGTATAACACTGATTTATATTTGCTAGATGGAGATTTTGACCAAACAAAAGAAAAACCAAGAGATAATCAATGGGGAAGTGCAGAATCGTTTAGATTCTATAGTCCAATGCAAGAATTGTTGAATTCTTACGATAGCAGAAATATGTCATATACATTTATAGATGCAAGTAATCCTATTATTCAAATTAATAAAAAGTTTGATGTAATTTATAGTCTGCTTAGTTGCGGATTCCATTACCCTGCAATAACATATAAAGATCTAATAGAAAAGCATTCTACTAATGACACAAAAATAATAATAGACTGCCGTTTCGATACATTAGAAGATCAAAAACAAGACTTTGAAGTAATAGAAATTATAAAAGAATACGACCATTATTATAAATTAGAAATAAAATTTAAGTAGAATTATATACGCACATAAATATTGATATGAAACGTATTGTATTAGTTACAGGTGGGTTTGATCCGATACATTCGGGACACATTGAATATTTCAAAGCAGCTAAAGATCTTGGAGACGAGTTGCATGTTGGATTGAATAGCGATCAATGGCTTATTAATAAAAAAGGTAGACCATTTATGCCCTTTAAAGAACGAGCGGCTGTAATTGAAAATTTAAGTGTAGTAGATAAAGTTATCTCATTTGATGACAGTGATGGTAGTGCTTGTGGCGCTAT